ATGTTATTAAATAAACAAATTGCCGTAGTTACTATCATAGTTACTAAATGCTTTTACCATATCAAAAGAAATATATTTTTAATTATAGTTTTAATTTTATATTTAAGTATTCACAGTATTCACAAATATAAAAAATATTATATATATTAATATCTTATATAGTGAATACTTCTTTTTTAAGTATTCACAAGTATTCATTAGTATTCACAAAGTCTAATTTTATCTCTATTTCTTCTCTTTTCTGATTAAAAAATAATCAATCAAAAATTATTTACTCAACGTTTCTAAACGTATCTAAACTATTGATTTTTAGCATATTTACTTACTCTTTTTTCTGATTATATTGTGATATGGGCTTATTGTAAGCCGTCTTAATTAAGATGAAATCAGAGGAATTTTTACATGTTTAAAAAATTATTAGAGTTACGCCAGAAAAAGGCAGAACACGCAGCAGAGATGCGTTCGTTATTAGAAAATGCTGAAAAAGAAAACCGCTCTTTGAATGAAGAGGAAAGCGGTAAGTTTGACAAGTTGAAAGACTTGGTAAAACAAATGTCCGAAGAAATCGAACGTTACGAAACTGTCGCTGATGAAGAACGCAGTTTAGGTTTACAAGGTGGGAAACCAGTGGAAACAGGTGGCAAGGCACAATTAAGTAATGATGAGTTACGTCATTACATTAAAACAGGTGAATTGCGTACAAATACCCTTTCTACTACCGCAAAAGATGATGGTGGTTATTCTGTTATCCCTCAACTTGATAAGGAAGTGATGAAACGTTTAACAGATGATAGCGTGATGCGCCAAATCTGTAACGTGGTTCGCTTACCTGTAGGGGCGAAAGAGTATAAAAAACTTGTTTCCGCTGGTGGTGCGGTGGTGGCTCATGGTGATGAAGGTCAAGCCCGTAATGCGACCAATGCACCTAAATTACATGAAGTGACTATTGCTTTAAACCCAATTTATGCTTATCCAAAGACTACGCAAGAAATCTTGGATTTTTCATCCATTGATATTCTAGGCTGGTTAACGGATGAAATTAGCGAAAGCTTTACTGAAACTGAAGAGGCGGATTTAACCACGGGCGATGGTGACAAAAAAGCCAAAGGATTGTTGCAATATACCCGTTCAACCACAGCTGATAAAACCCGTACGTTTGGCGAACTTCAAAAAATGGAAGTCGCGAGGGCGGATAAAATTACAGCCGATACTCTTATCGATCTTTTCTATACCTTACACAGCAAATACCGTAAAAATGCCGTTTGGGTGATGTCTTCAACCATTGCCGCAGCACTTCAAAAACTGAAAAACCAAAACGGTGATTTTATTTGGCGTGATGGTTTAACTGTAGATGCGCCTTCTACGCTTTTAGGTCGTCCTGTGTATTTCTTAGAAACCATGCCAGCAAGCGGTGCGAATAAAGCCGTGATTGGCTTGGGATTTTAAACGTGGTTACTTCATTGTAGATCATGAAACAGGCGTAAGAACTCGACCAGATAATCTTACTGAACCAGGTTTTTATAAAGTCCACACCGATAAATATTTAGGTGGTGGTGTAGTCGATAGCAATGCGATTAAGTTTATCGAAACCCTAGCTTAATAAAACACACAAAAGGGGGCTAATTTAGCCCTTTTTTGTTAGAGGTAACCTATGAATAAAGATTTTGAAATCCGCACATCAGAACTTAGCGCAGAGAATGAAAAGCTTATTGGCTATGTGGTGAAATGGAATAGCCCAAGTGAATTGATGTGGGGCGAGTTTGTTGAGCAATTTGCCCAAGGGGCATTTAGTGAAACTTTATTGAGCGGTGCGGATGTACGTGCGTTATTTGAACATGACCATACTAAGTTATTAGGACGAACTCAAGCCAACACCTTAAAACTTGAAGAGGATAGCATAGGCTTGCGCTTTGAATTGACACCGCCCGAAACCAGTTTAGGCAAAGATTTATTAGTCAGTGTAAAACGTGGTGATATTACAGGGATGTCCTTTGGCTTTCGTGCGAAGGCTGAAAACTGGAATTTTGAGCTTACCCCTTGCCAAAGAATTGTCACCAATGCGGAGCTGGTGGAAATTACTGTAACCAGTATTCCCGCATATCCTGAAAGTAACGTACAGATTGCCCAGCGTTCAATGGCACAGGCAAAAGCAAAATTACAGCCAAAAACGACCGCACTTTTAAATCGTTGGACTGAATTAGCGGAGTTGTAATATGTGGCCATTTAAAAAGAAAACAGAACAGCGCAACAGCTTAACCATTGAGGAGTTACTCTCTTATATGGGCGTGGCAAATACGGGGGCGGGGGAGTTTGTTACCCCGACTACCGCAGAAAGTTTACCCGCAGTGATGAATGCCGTTACGGTGATTGCGGAGGCAGTTGCCGCTATGCCTTGTTATTTATATCAGTTAAAACAAGATGGGCGGGAGCGTGTTTTTGATCATCCTGTGGATTTTCTGTTAAATGAAATGCCAAACCGCAGTCAAACCCCTTACCAGTTTAAATATACGATGATGCGCCATTGTTTATTAACGGGTAATGCGTATGCCGTGATTGAATGGGATAAAATAGGTCAGCCAGTGAGTATCACACCTTATCAACCCAGTGCGGTGAATATCTTCATAAATCCGAAAGGTGACTACATTTATCAAATCACCGATCTGAATAGCAAAGTAAAAAACTACCTTCAAGATGAAATCTTACACTTACGCCACTCTTCTTTAGATGGCTTTATGGGTCGCTCCCCAATTGCCATTTGTCGTGAAACGGTAGGCTTAGGCATTGCTCAACAGAAACATGGTGCTGCAGTGATGAAAAACGGCTTAATGGCTAGCGGACTGATCACAACCTCCGAATGGTTAGATGAGGCAAAAGCACAAAAAGCCATTAAAGCATTAGAGCGTTACAAAGGCGCAAAAAATGCGGGTAAAACGCCAGTGCTTGAAGGCTCAATGGAATATAAGCAATTAGGCATGACTAACCAAGATGCCGAATGGTTAGCTAGTCGAACTTTTACCATTTCTGATATTGCCCGTATCTACAACATTAGCCCAATCTTTTTACAAGATTACTCCAACTCGACTTACTCGAATTTTAGCGAAGCAAGCCGTGCGTTTTTATCACAAACCTTAAGACCGTGGCTCACTAACTTTGAACAGCAATTAAAAGATGCGTTGATGGTGGATGTGACTCGTCAAAGTAAACAACGTTATTTAATTGAGTTTGATACAAGCGACTTGTTACGCACAAGCCAAAACGATCGCTTTAATAGTTACGATACTGCGATCAAGGCGGGGATCATGAACCCTAACGAAGTCCGCAGACGTGAGGGGCTTGCACCTTATGTAGGTGGTGAAGAATTTAGCCAAGCATGGAAACAAACCGTAGAAGTAAAAAAAGGTGGTGGAAATGGCGAGAATGATTAGAGCGGGACGATATAACAAAGTAATTACTTTACAAGTTCAAAAGCAGATCCCTACTGATTATGGTGGATTTAATCTTAAATGGGTGGATTTTAAAACCATCCGAGCGAGTATAGAACCTTTACAAGGGCGTGAGTTTTTTAGTGCAGCACAACAGCAAAATGAAACGCAACTAAGAATCCGCATTCACTATATACCTGATGTACTCCCTACTATGCGGATTAAATATGGTGATCGTCTATTTGCGATTGTGGCAGCTATAGACAGTAAAGAAAGCCATAGGGAACTACAACTCTTGTGTAAAGAAGGGGTAACAGATGGACGTTAATAATTTGATTAGCTTAGAGGAAATCAAGGCTCAATTAAATCTGATGGATGACTTTGATTTAGATGATGATTTATTAAGAAGTTATGCGCTAACTGCTTTAGAAGTAGCACAACGTCATATCGGGAAAACCTTTGGTGATGAGGCAACAGAAACCACAATTCCTTTTAACACTTCTATTAAAGTTGGGTGCTTGATGTATATCGCCTACCTTTACGCAAACCGAGAAGCGGTTACAGATGTTGCTAACTTAAATCCAGCACCAATGACGATTAAATCATTATGGGATGTGTACCGTGAACCTTGTGTTTACTAAGGAATATTATGCCCTATCAACCATTAAAGCGCTGCACCTTTCCAGGTTGTAGAAACAAAGTGAAATCTGGTCGATGTGAAGAGCATAAGCCAAAGGATAACCGAATAAGCGCATCCAAGCGTGGTTACGATCATAACTGGAGTAAGTATAGGCTCCAATATTTAAAACAACATCCTTTGTGCGTGATGTGTTTAGCCAAAGGGATTTATACACCAGCGACAGTTATCGACCATATTAAACCCGTTGAGAATGGACAAGCCGATCCTTTGTTTTGGATTGAAAGCAATCATCAAGCATTATGCCGAGACTGCCACAGCTATAAAACGAGGGTCATAGATAAACGTGGTTATGGAGCGAAGAAATGAACGCTCCCAAAATTTGGGGAATGTTAAAAGTAAGTGCTCCTGAAATATAAGGACTGTATGAGGTGGGGGTAATTTTAAAAAGAAAATCTCAAGCGAGTAGAACCGCCCCCCCAATCAAATTTTTACGCAAGGCAATTTTTTAGAAAATAAGGAAAGCAAATGACGAGAAAGAAAACCTATAAAACGCCTGATTTCTTGGATGATATTGCTAAAAGCCAATGGAAAGCGCGTATTAAACAGCTTTCAGAGCGTGGCGATATTATGCCCGAAGATCTCACTAATCTTGAGATTTATTGCGAAAACTACGCAATTTGGCGTCATTCTGTAGCAGATTTAGCAAAAAATGGCTTTGTTATTATCAACAGCCAAGGCACACAATCGCGCAATCCCGCCCTTTCAGCTAAAGCCGATGCCGAAAAAGTGATGATTAAAATGTCCACGTTGCTTGGGTTCGATCCTGTGAGCCGTAAAAAGAACCCCGTCACTATTGAGGGCATGGATGCTATAGATGAGCTTTTAACACTGTAATGAGTATTTGGCACGACTACGCAGAGAAAGTAAAAAGCGGTGAGATTATTGCTTGTAAAAAGGTGAAATTAGCCGTTGAGCGATATTTTCAAGATTTAACCAATCCTGATTATTATTTTGATGAAAAAATCGTTAATCAATTTTTAGCTTTCTCTCGATTATGTCCTCACGTCAAGGGGCATTTACGCGGTAAACCAATTATCTTGAGTGATTGGCAAGTCTTTTTATTTGCGAATATTCTAGGTTTTAAGCATACAGATACAGGGCTTAGAAAATACCGCTCCGCTTATATTCAAGTGGCAAGAAAAAACGCCAAATCTACCGTTGCAGCCGTCTTGGCTAACTGGTTTTTAGTGATGGAAAAAGGCCAGCAAGATATTTACACCGCAGCGGTAAGCCGTGATCAAGCTCGTATTGTGTTTGATGATGCCCGTCAAATGTGTTTGCTTTCACCACCTTTAAGAAAACGAGTACAAGTCCAACAACATAAACTCATTTACCCGCAAAATAATAGCCTTATGCGACCGTTAGCCGCCAAATCCTCTACGATTGAAGGCACAAACCCAAGTCTTGCGATAGTGGACGAATATCATTTACACGCAGATAACAGCGTTTACAGTGCATTAGAATTAGGGCAAGGGGCAAGACCTGAAGGGCTTTTATTTGCGATTACTACAGCGGGGAGCAATACCATTTCAGCGTGTAAACAGCATTATGACTATTGCTCACAAATTCTCGAAGGTAACGAGAAAAACGACAGCATTTTTATTTTGATTTTTGAGCTAGACGATGAAAGCGAAATAGATAATCCTGATACTTGGATCAAGGCTAACCCGAATATTAATCAATCTATTCCCCTAATTGATTTTGAGAACACGATTAAAAAAGCCCGTGGCATACCGTCCGAATGGGTGGAAATGTTAACGAAACGCTTTAATGTTTGGTGCCAAGGCACAACCCCTTGGCTAAGTGAAGGCAGTTGGGCGTTATGTAAACGGGATTATAAGGAAAGCAGCCTATTACATCAGGATTGTTATATGGGCTTAGATTTATCCTCAACCAATGACCTCACCAGTATTTGTTACACTTTCCCACAAGGGCAAAAAGTGCGGTTAATTACTCGTCATTACTTGCCTGAATATCAACTTAATAATGTGGCCAACAAAAACAGAGCTATTTACCGCCAATGGGTGCGCCAAGGTTGGTTACATATTACCGAGGGCGATTGCATTGATTATGACAAAATCAGAGATGATATTTTAAAAGATGCCGAACGCTTTAATATCAAAATGATTGGCTTTGATGTTTGGAATGCCACACACCTTAGAACACAGTTACAAAGTGCGGGCTTAGAAGTCGAACCATTCCCACAAACCTATCAACGCTTTAGCCCTGTAGCAAAATCCGCAGAGGTGCTAATTAATCGCCAAGTGATAGAACACAATGGCGACCCTGTTTTAGCGTGGGCATTATCCAACGTGGTAATGGAAACCGATGCCAACGCCAACATTAAGCCAAATAAGAAAAAGGCAGCTAATAAGATTGACCCCGCAATAGCCTTTTTAATGTCATTTGGTACTTATCAGCTTGAATATGGTGATCTGATTTTTGAGTTATCCGAAGAACATCAGAGAGTATTAGAAGAATTTAATGGAGTAGAGTTATGATAAAAATGTTAGGGTTAGACAAAGCATTAAAGGATATGGATAAACTAGAGAAAAAGTTTACTAAACAGCTTAAAAAACCAATGAGAATCGCATTAAATGCGGGGGCAAAATCTTTAAAAGAAACAATAAAGCCTCTTGTTCCCGTAATGAATGTAAGTACTAATTTTAGACAAAAAGGCACAGTAAAAAATAATATCCGTTCTAAAACAAGAATAGCAAAGAACGCTAAAAGTGGTTATACGGTGGTGGGAGTCATGCGTCCTAAAGGTCAACGAATGGCAAGGATTGGGGAAAATACTCGAGATAAACGAGATCCGTTTTACTGGTGGATGGTAGAATTTGGTACAAAGAAAATGACAGGCCGCCATTATATGGAAAAGGGTGGCAATAAAGGGATAGAAAAAGCGACAAGAGTTGTAGAAGAAAGGTTTATACAAGAGTTAAAAAAACTCTAAATTCAGAAATGAAAAAAGGCGGTATATACCGCCTTTAATTCAAAACGTTTAGAGGAGTTCTCAACATAGCTAAATCATGGAGCGATTCGGGTACATCACCAGTAAAAGTTAATGTAAAAACAATGTATGGCTATTCCTCTGCTACAAAACATCGTAGCATTGAAATTATACAAAAATAATCACCTATTTTCTATACCTTTTGATATTTTACTGTGTTTTTATTCAGTGTTAAAATAAAACAAACGCATCTAGGGTAGCTCCCGAAAGCAAGAAACCTTATCTTGTTGGTGCGGTCCTACCAATAAGGGTAAATACGAAAGGGGTATTTAATGACACGACAAAAATTATTACCTAAAAAAACATATTCACTAGAAAAGGCCGCAGAATATATATCTATAAATTATGGATTAAAAGTTGATAAATATGACTTATTTCAACATATCCAAGATGGGCAATTAACCGCATCAATTTACATTGAAGGAAGTAAAAAAAGTCTCAAAACTATTACAGGGAAGAGTGTTAGTTTTGAGATTTTTGATGAAAAGTCTTACATTAAAGTTTTAGATGCAAGTAAATTAATAGCAATTACTGAACATTGTTTTGGTAATAATGCTTTGGATCCTACCAATAATTTTTCTTTTAGCGTTTGTATGTATTCTTTTTGTAGAAAATCTACAAACATATTTTTTAAAGAATGCTGCACTGCAGTCTTTTCAGGGTATTTTAATATACCAATATTTTATTTAAAAAATAGTAAATGTATTTTTAATTGTGGATATTCAGACCTTTATTCAGATAATGCCGACCTTCTATTAAATATTGGTTTTTTCCATGATGAGTTTGAAATTGATATGAACGACATATATATACTCCATTCAAACCTAATAAAGTTTTTAAATAGTTTTGATCTTATAAATACCTCAGATATCACTAATTGCACAGCTCAACTCCTAAAAGAAATGGAAGAAAAAAACAGAGACGTCAGCGGGAAATCATTAACTAGTTATTTAAATATTATTCAAGCCCTAAAAGATGAATTAATCGAAAAGGGAAAATTTGAAAATCAAACTGAAATAATTGAGCTTTTATCTTGTAAATATCAAGGCTATATAGGTTTAACAGAAAGCAATTTAAGAGATAAATTTGCTAAAGCCAACAATATTAAATAAATACTAAAAATCTATATAGATCTAAATCCGATCTATATAGATTTTGTCATTCCCCAAATTCCTTTTTAATACCTTTCGTCTAGACAACTCCACGGAGTAGAACACTACTCCACAAAGTTAAACTAACGAGAGGTATTTGTTTATGAGCGAAGCTCAAACCTTATTCCAAAAACTCATCCCAGGCAAAGAAGTCACCAAAATTGTTGGCTTTGGTCGCACCAAACTTAATTCACTGGTTAAGGCTGGTAAATTCCCTCAACCAATCCGCTTTTCAGACAACTTTATCCGCTGGGATTTAGAGGAAGTGAATGCGTGGATTGAACAACAAAAAGCTATGCGAGGTGCTTAATGACTCGTTTAATGGCCGTGTTGTCCGCATTAGTACGTAACCCTCATTTAGGTATTAGTGAAAAAGAATCTTATTTTGAAGTTCATTTCCTTAATGCCCGCAATGAAGTTAGCGAGTTAGAACGTACTTTGGATATGAAGTTAGAGAGAGTGCGTGAGGAAAGCGCAGCGGGTAGCCATTATACCCGCTACTTACCGAAAGATGCCGACCAAATCCGCAAACTTGCTGGGCTTTATAACTTAAAACTGAAATTCCAACAGGAGAAATATAAACGTTATTTAGATGAACCATTATTTAGCGATGATGATATTCAAAGAGCCATCAACCTATTAGGAGAAACCAAGTGATTATAGAAGAAAGATTAATAGAGGAAGTAAACCAACATCCTTTAATTATTACACAAAAATTAGTCTATCCAAATTTTGAGATGTCCTATGATGAAGAAAGTGATGTGTTTTATTTAAAGTTTAACTTAGATAAAAACAAACTTTTCTGTGATGAATATGGCATTGATTGCTTAGATCTTTTACTTACTATTTTGGCGTTTAAGCAAAGCACTTGCGATGTTCCATTATTAGTAACAAAGCAAGATTTAGATCTTATTTATTCATTAGAAATAAAAAATCCAATCATTAATTTAGATGACTCAAATATAACATTGCAGTAAGTCATAAAAAAAGGCTCGATATGCGGTCGAGCCTTATCACTTGCTGATATTCAATACAAAGATTTAAAAGGATTCTACAAATATGCCTAAATGTAAAATCGTCAGATTTAATATGAAATTAAATCATAAAAATATTACCAAATATGAAAATTATTTCAATTACTCATTGTTAGATTTCTCTAATTTTGCTTTACAAGCATCAATTACCCAAGATGAAAAATTAGTCTTTTCTCCTTTGGTACTCTCAACCTCTACCGCCCTATCTATTTGCTGGATAAGCTCGTGGGGAAATCTTATTCCCTTTTTTAAAGATTTATTATTTTTATTTCCTGTGGCCATAGGAACCTCTTTTCTGAATTGTACGCACACTTTAACAGAAAAAATGGAGAAAAAAAAGTTGACGTGGACGCACACCTTGATTTATTATCAATTTATGGTGTGCACCCACCTTTGTTTTTCTAAATATAAAAAACAAACGCCCAAAAGTGTTGGCGCACTCTTGAGCGTTCTAACCAACAATCTTACTAAGGATAAGACTATGGCTAACCTGAATTATACAGGGTTTACCTATATTTTTATAGGTATTCTCCGCACAGATCTATCTAATCGACTTCAAAAAATCCGTATTCAAGCTGAAAACGAATTACAGGCACGTAAGCAATTAGCCCGTGATTATGTTTTAGTGTTTGCTGGAAAAATCCCACTTAAAACTCACTGCACTTCTACCTCTGATGGTTTGGAGGTGGACCATGCGTAAAGCAAAAACCGTTAAACCTTTTAAACCTGAATATCAACCTACTTTTGAGCAGTTAGCAAAGGCAGTAGAAAAAACAGAGTTTTATTTAAATTTTGCGAAAGATTATATCCGCAATGGTCATTTCAAAGGCACGACCGATGCACTAAAAGCAATTAAGAAAGAAGTAACACAAGGATTAAAAGAAAACAAAGGGGGCAAACATGCGTAAATACAGCGTAATCACTTATCGAGAAGATGAAACCGTAGAAGGTCAACCATTCATTATTGCCACTGGGAAAACACACCAAGAGGCAGTACAAATTGCACGTGAGGCAATGGATAACGATCCGCTTGTTTATGGTGCGGTGTTAAGAAAGTGTGATCATTATAACTACTCTTTAAAGGATAACACTCATCTCGTAAAGAAGTTAACAAAGGTTTAAAAACAAATACAGGGGAAAAATATGTGTAAAGAACAGACTAGACCACAATTTAAAATCAAAGGCGATGTTAAAGATTTCGATTACCAAAACGATATGCTAGGTACTATTATCGCCTTATTGGATGTATTAGAGCAAGCAGACTTTAATCAACTTAAAGAACAAACTGCAAATGAGGCATTTAAAGGAATTAATCACTTGGTTAAAGAAATTAGTAATATTCAGTTTGATTGGGTCATTGCTGGTGTTGAGGAGGTAACCAAATGATTAAGGAACCTTACGAACTAACAGCATACAATTCACAAGGTCAAAGAGTGTTAGTTAATTATTATAGTAACTACAAAAAAGCTAATGCTGCGATGCAAAAGCTCATAAGCGCCCAATTTAGTTTTAATGATATATCAGAGATCAGAATTAATTATATTAATGGAAAAGCTTTGGGAGGGTTAAAGTAATGGCGCTAGATAAACCTATGGATTATTCCAAATGCAACGCAATAGAGATTAAGGCTATCTCTATTGCTACTCAAAAAGTAGGTTTAGAGTACCCTTATTTTGGTGAGGCTCTTAATGTATTAGCCGAAGAGTTTAGTAAATTCCCTTTAGAATCACTTAACGGGCTCAAAATCCTCCATGATGAGTTAGGCACCATTAATAAACATTTGCTAGAAATGGCTCCAAAACCGCCTTCATTAATTCCTGAGGAAATGGTAAAAGTGCTTACTCACGATGAAATCATAGATGGTTTACTAAAACATGGTGTGATCCATTCACTTGTTAATACTTTTTCATATTTTCAGGAGAACATATCCATGCGTATTGCTGAATTAGAAAATGGCATTTCTAAGGAGGGTGTGAATGAGCAAATTAATTAATGCACCACACTTAAAAGAGCAGCCAAACGATTTTATGAGTGATTTAATTGTTTTAGCTGGTGGAAGTGCTTGGAGCGCTTGGAATAAAGGCAAGGGCACCGAGTGGCTTTTACTTTGCCAAGCATTGCAACATGACTCAAAGCAAAAACCCGTGATTTTAGGGGAAACACAACTTAAAGAAATCAATCAGGTGCGTATTGCCCTGGCTGATCAACAATCAATAAAATTCATTCAATTTGGTGAGCTTTCTCAAGCCGAAATTACCGCACTTTGCTTAAACATCGCCAAAAATACCAAGGCGAAAGTAATTTTGCTATGCGATATGCTTGGGCAAACAGTCGAAAACTTAAGCCAATATATTGAACGTTTAAGAAATGATAGTGCTACAGCAGAAATCATTAGCAAAGCAACTGAAAAAGCACCCAAAACCAAGGAGAGCGATCGCACTAATGCGAAAGCGAGAGCCTTTAGTCAATGGTTAGGGCTAGATCTTGCTTTACAGCGTGGTAGTCGTGAAATTTACCACTATGATAATCAGGCTTGGCATAAACTAGAGCTAGAGGATATCGAAGAAAAAGCGGTACAGTTTTTTGATGAAAATGAGCTAGGTTATAGTGATCGCACTATCAATAGTTTATTAAATACCTTAAAGGCACAGTTACCAAGAATGGGCGATCAAGCTAATGAATTTATCGCCTTTAACAATGGTGTATTAAATCGCAATACGCTAGCGTTTGAACCGCACGACCGTAATCACTGGCTAACTTCTTACATTCCTCATGATTATGATGAACACGCACAAAATACCCCGCATTTTGATGATTGGTTATCCTTTGTGGCGAATGGTTGTGAAAAGAAACAGCGGAATATTTTAGCCGCACTTTATGCGATCTTAACGAATCGCTATAACTGGCAGCTTTTCTTTGAGTTAACGGGGAAAGGCGGTAGCGGTAAATCTGTTTTTGCGCACATTGCTACATTATTAGCGGGTGAGCAAAATACCATATCTGCCAAGCTAGAAGATTTTGACAATGCGAAGGACCTAGAAGGGTTTGAAAATAAAACGCTAATCCTTTGTCCTGAACAATCAAAATATGCCGGCGAAGGTGGTGGACTAAAAGCAATTAGTGGGGGTGATTTATTGCGAGTTAATCCAAAGCATAAAAAGCCATTCTTCACTAAAATCACAGCGTTAATTATGCTGATCAATAATGAGCCTTGTCGGTTTACTGAACGTGCGGGCGGTGTTGATAGAAGAAGGGTAATTTTTGATTTTCAAAGGGTCGTACCTGATGAAAAGAAAGATCCTGATTTTATCCATAAAGTAACGTTAGAGGCGGGTGGAATTATCCGTAAAGTATTAAATACTTTTACTCAACCCGAAGAGGCAAAGAAAGCTCTTAATGAGCAAATGAAAAGCGAAGAGGCTTTATCCGTAAAAATGGAATCTGATGTTTTAACGGCGTTCTTCAATTACTTTTTTACAAGTAGAACATTAGACGGGCTTTATATTGGTTCTCGAACAATGGGAGATAATAGAATACAAACTCATCTTTACCCCGCTTATGTAGCTTATGCCGCAGCATACAATTTAAAAGAACTTGGTTTAGTTACTTTTATCGCAGGTATTGAGCAGGCAATAAAGCAACATAATAATGAGTATCCATTTATAAAGGAAAAAAAACGAGATGGAGTAAGAACAAATATTCATTTCAAAGATTTTAATGATTTCTTTACTGATGTAATAAAGAGATAGAAAATCCGAAAGCAAAGGGGCTAGATAGCCCCTTTTCTTGTTTATGTGATCACTTGTTGTGAATACTTAAAATAAGTCTTCACACTTTAACATATTGATTTATAAATAAAAATGATGTTTGTGAAGAGGTGAACACTATTTTCATAAATTTTTACGCACAGCACACTTCTTTGTTATTTAGGGGAGCACTTTTCTACATAGTCGCCCCAAAGTTGCATCACTGGTCGTCTTAATTCTATATACTTAGCCCTGTTATATGCTCGACTCGTTTTATCTCCTACTCGATGTGCTAAACAAGTTTCAGCTAATCTAAAATCTACGTTCTGATCTTCTAAATAGGTCCTACCGATAGAACGCAAACCATGCGAATCTTGCTTACCTTGGTAACCGATATCACGCAACGCTTTAGTAATAGTTTCCTTACTCATAGAACGATTAGGCAAGCTATAATGAGGGAAAACATATTTACACTCTCCGGTTATTGGTTTTAACTCCTTGAGAATAGCTATCATTTGGCTAGAAAGTGGTACAGTGTGATCAAATTGTCCTTGTCTAGTTTTCTTCATTTTTATAGCTGGAATAACCCATAACTTTTTATCAAAATCAATTTCAGACCATTCTACACTTACCGCCTCCGCTGGTCTTACCATAGATAGTAATTGCCAGCGGAATAATACTTTTGTTAAGTAATCCCTATTTGATTCCTGAAAATCTTTTAGTAGCGTTGCTAACTCTTTGTAGGAGATAGCTGGATGATTTGTTTGTTCTTCTTTGTGATAAGCATCAGAGGCTTTTACACAGCTATTGAAGGGTAAAAGTCCAATAGTGACAGCGTAATTTAAAATCTGATTAGTAAGGTTGATTATTCTATGAAGTGTATCGTTGAACCCTTGTTCATTAAGTGGTTTTACGGCATCAATCAAAATAGGTGAAGTAATTTGATCAATAGGATAATGCCCTAGAATTGGGAATAAATGGTTTTCTAGTCGTTTCCAGTTTTTTTCCATGGTCAAAGGCTCAACCTCTTTGGATCTTTTTTCTTTCCAGCGGTGAGCAATGTTTAAAAGCGTATTTGTGTTTTCTGCTTGTTGTTTTAATTCTTGTTCTTGCTTGTGAAGTTGTGGATCAATGCCTTGTGCGAGTAGCGCTCTATATTCTTCACGTTTAGCACGAGCTTGGGCGATAGTTAAATTAGGATAAGCACCTAAGCTAAATTTAGCTCTCTTTTTTGTTATGGGTCTATAGTAGTTAAATTGCCAAGTTTTCACTCCACTAGGCATAATCAATAAGAATAAGCCGTTACCATCAGTTAAGGTATAAGGTTTATATCTTGCTTTAGCTTTATCAACTTCTGTATTGGTAAGTGGTTTAGTTGTTCTAGCCAT